TAGAATCACTCGCTTGTGCTGAGAAAGAAGATGACTCAGTAAGACCTGAGAAACTACACTTATTAACAACATAAAAAGCAACTGCTCTTTCAAGATCAGTCTTAGTTTTATCATTAATAACATCTTTCATCTCTGCAAATAAACATCTAGCAGAATCCTGATTGCAATTAATAATCTTAAGATTCTTTAGTTCAGTATATAATTCACCACCAAACATCTGTAGATTAGACCAGAAGTTCATTAATGGTTCATACAAATCATTAACAGTAATCTTAAGATGTGGATACATCTGACTGACATATATTGCTACACTTCCACCACCTAGAAATGGTTCTCTATACTCACTATAATCCCTAAGGTTAGGAAAGTATTGACCCATCTTAGTGACTGCTCTAGACTTGCCACCTGGATACCTTAGAGGAGTTTTCAATCCTTTTTTAACCATCTTTTAAAGCCTTCTCCCAGTATTCTATCAACCTTTTTAATTCTTGTATACGTTCTTTTGCTCTTTGTATATTTTCTTTTTGGTTCATTTGAATTCACACTCCACCATAATCTCAGTAAGACATGCAAGCATATTTATCTCTTGATCTGCTACAAACGCGACTTGATATTGATACTTAGCAAGTATAAGAACAGCAGCAGGAATGGAGGAAGGAACCAAGGTACTTGAAAGAGAATCGTAAATCCTACGTAATAGGATAGAAGAATCATTGTCCAAGTTATCGACACACCATTTACGTACTTCTGTAAAATTCTTTTGTTTAAGATTTTTCGTAAGATCATTTACACTAACGTCTGAAAATGTAGCAAGAATACCACTATCTATCTTACCTCCAACAGCATATCTCTGACACTCATTAAGAACTCTTCTCCAATCAGGGAAGTGATTATTAATTAATTCTGCTAGGACTTTCTTATCTGCTTCTATTCTTTCTTGCTCTAATATAGTTACTAGTCTTCCAAAGAATGCTGCTGCAATTTCTTGTTTTGCCTTACCTTTGATACCAAAATCAACCACAGCACATCTCGAGTGGAGGGGTTCAATGATTTTATTCTTGTAATTACACGTGAAAATGAATCTGCAGTTGTTGGAGAACTCCTCAATACTCGCTCTAAGAAGGAGTTGTACGTCGGGAGTGGTATTGTCTGCTTCATCGATGATGATGACTTTATGCTTTGCCTCAGAAGAGAAAGAGACTGTAGACGCGAAGTTCTTGGCGTTATTCCTAACAGTGTCAAGAAACCTACCTTCATCCGACCCATTAATGACATAGACATCAACCCCCAATTGATTACAGAGTGCCTTTGCTACTGTAGTCTTACCACATCCTGCAGGACCAGCAAGAAGTAGATTAGGTACTTCTCCTTTATCTAGGAAGTCTAAAAAGGTCTTCTTTATACTCTCTGGTAGAATACAATCCTCAATTGTCTTAGGTCTGTATTTTTCAACCCAAAGAAATTCATCTCTCATTTCTTTTTCCTCACTGGAACATCAATAGTCCATGATGGTGATTCTAATTTAACCATCTTAAACTGTTGTCTGTTCTTCTCATAGGTTGCAGCAGGTTCATTACCAGCAGTCTCGCCATAATGAGTTTCATTTAAATCCAAGTATTCTAATACTGCTACATCAACCATACTATACAATGTATCCCAAGTCAATGTATCTCTCAATCCAGATGCAATTCTATCAATATCATTCTCATCAAGAAACAAACCTTTGACTATCATATCTGAATAGTCTCCATACTGACTTAAGAGTCTTGCTCTTACATCTACCAACTTGTTAAGGTTGATAGTAATTTTTACATCATCATCAATCATAATTTAGATCCAATCTGGTTTTCTGGATTCGTCACGTAAATAATTAGATGCAACCCAAGGTTTGCTCCTAATGTAATTTTTGTAAGCAGTAAAAGTGTCAATGCTTGTGTCATGTTTATATTCATCAGGCATTGCTCTTGTAAATGACTTGGGTGTTGTTGGTTTCCTAAGAGGAATAATACTTGCTGCTTCTTCTATAGCACTCTGACAACTATGAACCTTACCATACCTATGTGTATACTCTTGACATAATGCCATGCCATGAGCAACTAACCACCATGTATTGGTAAGAGATTCATTTGCCCATACTGTACATGGATGATTACGAAATGCACCCTTGTCAGTATTGTATATACTACCATCCTTCTTATGCAATTGTCCATACCCATGACCCCACTTGTCAGAACAAACAATAGAAAGCATTTGACATGTTTCTAAGGGCATTTTAACTACATGCTTATCAGGTAGAACCTGAGCAGACTTATATGGAGAAGGATCAGTTGCAAAGATGTTCATTTTTTAGTAGTGTTGCTGCGTGTCCTGTTTATTATACTAATAAATTTATCTCCTGCAAATTTTCCTCCAAGACACACATCAATCTCATCTCCATCTTTCCAATTAACCTCACCATTCATTTTAGTGTGTTGCATCAATACTGCAACCTTATCAATCACTTCTTGTGTGAGTCTCAACTTGCCCTCCAAGCAACATAACAAATAAAAAATAGACCTAATAATATAGAAAAGGTTATGGGAAAAAATGGTATCACTGTCATAGCATGTACCACTTGTATAAGAACAATACCATAGAAAATGTACATAATCCACATTCCTATTTTATTGTGCCTACTTCCCCTTTTATATGGATGGCAACCATAAGGTCCACTGTCCCATCCATCTTGCATATACTCCTTAGTAGGAATTTCTCTACTCATTATCCAAAGGTAGAATCAGGTTCTAGAGCTATATAATAACGCAAATCACGATCCTTGTTGGTAAACTTGGACAGTAATTTTTGTGACACAACCACCTCATAAGTGCCTGGTAAAATCTTAATATTCTCAATCTTAAAATTAAAGGTAAACTGTTTATCAGTCTCACCTACTGTTACAGCGAAAGTATTTGATGTATCATTCTTCTTATCCCTTACAAGTAACTTAACCACACCTGCTTCACCTATTACTGCTAGATCAGGTAATTGATAGATACCTGCTGCTTTAAGCAACTTATCCAACTGCTGAGTACTTAACTCAAAACTTACATCTTCAGTAGGAAGAGTAATCTCCTTATCTGGTGGAGTAATAATCACTTGTGGATCAGCAAAGAAATACTTAGATCTCATCTTACCTTCTTTAATAACCACATGACCATCATTTTCAAAATCCAACTCAGGACTTTGATGTAGTCCCAATCCATTTAAGAATTGATTTAGATCATATATACCAAAATCTTTTGGCAACTCCTCCTGTACTGTGGCTTCAGCAAGGATATTTTTCATCACACTAATAGTGCGAAGTTTACTTCCCTGCTTAAACAGAATAGACTGATTAATTGTAGAAAAGTTTTTGAGGAGCGATAATGTATTATCAGAAAGTTTCATAACCACGGGTCGGAGTTTCATTTAATTGCCCACTGAAGTGATAAAGTAGGAGTGAATAATGTAGCGCTTTTAATATATCTCTTTTTGCTTGTCCCTTCTTATCATAACGACTTAGATACTTAATTGCATTAGATCTACAGAATGATTCTGCATCTCCCACTGACTCAATAAGATCAAGTGTCTGAACATTATTCTCCTTAGAAGTATAATGTCCATTATATGTTGTAGAAATATAATTCTTAAGAGCTTCAATAGACTCATCTTCTTTATATTTTCTAGTACAATCATTTTCTATTCCAGGTGTAGTGACATGATGTGCTATTGCATCATCATTATCAGAAAGTGTAGTAAATTCTGAAGGATAATCATCTGGCATCTTAATATTAAGACTCTCAGCATGTGGCCAAGTGTCAGAAAAAACTGCATCAGCATCTGTTTTAAGAACTGTATCAGGTTCCATATATGCTAAATCTGGATCTAGATCATAATTGATACTCATACCATCAGGCAGTTCTACACTACTCAAATCTAAAGTATCAAAATTACTAGTATCAATAGTAATATTATCAATCTGATCAGTGAGATCAAAGTTAACAAAATCACCCATTGATGCTGTAGAACCTGTACTAATTCTTATAGTATCATCAGATTCTTTCTTATTTACTGGAAAAGTTTCATTCATAGTCCCATAATATTCGTCATAAAGTAAGCTCCATGCATTAACCATAACATTAATCCTCCACTTTGTCAATGTCTACATCAGCATCTACCTTGTCATATAGTTCAAGGAACGCTTGCTTTGTTTCATCATCAAATCTATTAGTACATACCTTAATTGCCTTTAACTTATCATTAAAGATACTGTATGCTCTGATGATATGAACCAACCTTCTGGTTGAGATCACTTCATCAATACCACCATCATAGAATGTTCTTCTAATAATATCTGCCCAGTCTACAAGATGCTTAACATACTTATCATCATGACATCCAACACTAGCAGAATGCAATCTAAGAATCTTAGTCTCTATTGCTGGTGATGCATAGTCTTGCTCAAAGGTTACACAGAATCTTTCAAGAAATGCTTCATTCAATACATTTGTACCAATGAATCTACCATCATCAGATCCCTTACCTTTTGTATTAGCAGTAGCAACAATATTGAAACCTGCTGCTGGTTGAACAAACTTACCAATCTTCTTTAGAAACAGACCTTTCCCTTCAAGGACGGGCTGGAGACAGAGAATCTTGTTGGAAGCAAGGTCAACTTCATCGAGTAACAAGACTGCTCCCCTTTCAAGTGCTTCAATGACAGGTCCGTTATGCCAAACTGTTGCCCCATCAACAAGCCTAAACCCACCAATAAGATCGTCTTCATCTGTTTCAATAGTAATGTTTACTCTAATTAATTCTCTACCTAGTTGAGCACATGCTTGCTCTACACCAAAGGTCTTACCATTACCTGATAGACCAGTGATAAATGTAGGATAGAATTGCTTAGACTTAAGAATAGCCTTTACATCATTAAAAGGACCAAACTTAACAAAAGCATCATCTTTATCAGGAACTAAGTTTTGTTGCACTGTAGGTTCCACTGCAGGAGCACTAAAGGACTTTTCAATATTCTCTACTGCTTTGGTAGTAACCTCAAGATTCCACTTTCCTCTACCAACTTTAAATTTTTCTATCTTCTTAGTAACAGTCTGATAAGCAATATCATTTGCAGCACAGAATCCACGTACATCAGGGGCAGTGAACTCTTTACCATAATTGCTTCTCAACCCATCAACAATTTCCTTCTCAGTCATTTTAATCTCAAACATAATGTAGTGGATTTCATTTCTATAATCATATTATAGAACAAAAAAGGGGTCTTTAAACCCCCACTGTGCCACTTTGTTTACTGTCACGCGTCTGGGAAGATTTGAACTCCCGACCCTCTGATCCGTAGTCAGATGCTCTAATCCACTGAGCTACAGACGCATTCATATACCTTGATCTTTTTGTCGTCGAAAAAACTCCTTCATAGATGACTGCAATTGACCTTCATTTTCTTTAGGGTCAAGTTTATCATAACCATTCCTTTTTTTCCATTGCCCATACATTGCTTGCATCATCCATGATTGAGCAAGACTATGAGGTCCATCTTTCAATAACTCTGCTTGTTTACCAGTGTGATAAGGAAGAGACTCTTCTCTCCAATTAGAATCATCATAAAGTTTTTTATCCATAAGTAAAAGTCTTTCCTTTGATTTGTGATTGACCCTCTGGGTTTTTACCTTGTGGTTTAAATTTGCCTAATTTAATATTTTTCTTTTTACCTAGACCACCTTTACGTGTTGCTGATAGTGTACCAGTTTTTTTGGTTTGTGTCAATACTGAATCCTGTCCATACTTCTTACCTAGTGACTTAACTGCTTTCTTGAAAGCTCTCTTACCCTTCTTACCAGAAGTGACAACGTGACTACGTTCTTTAACCTTCTTCTCCTTACCATCATCACCCTTCTCTACATATGAACCAGTTACCTTAGTAGCACCAGGCAATCCCTTACCCTTAATATCTTTATCTAACTGCTTTGCTCTTGCCTTATTTTCTTTCTTTGATTTATCTGCTCTAGATGCTGACATAGTAGCAATACCACCTTTATCAGATTTACTCTTAATTCTACTTAAACTACTCTCATCTAATTGAGAGCAAAATTCATTGAATGTCTTCATGCCACCAAAGAAACGAATTCTCCTAACACCTTTTTATTTAGTTTTTTTGTCTTTAGTGACTTAACAAATGCAGTCTTTATTTGTCCTTTTGTTGCACCATCCTTAACTTCAAACTCAGTATCATCTGCAAGAGCACTAGAAGAAAGACCAAAGTATGCATTATAACCACTGCTCTTAATAGTAAATGTCTTCAACTTTCTCCAGTCCTTCATACACTTATCATAGTCAGCAGGATCATCACAATATCTTCTTAATATATTACTCCCTTCTCTTGGAGGAAGAACCCTGATACCTATAAAATTAGATGAAGGAAACTTATCTTGTAGATTTCTTATAAGAGCTTCAGTAAATTGCCACCAAGAATAACCAAACTTATAAACCTTACCTAAAGATCTATCTCTTAAAGAACAACTATCAGGTCTAATACCCCTCAATCCCATCTTATATTCATCACTATTGAAGTAATCTTTTACCTCAACATGATAAGGCATTGAATTTGCTTCGCCATCAGTCAATACAATACATTGTACCTTCTCTACATTATTATCTTTCTGAAACTTAGGAAGAAGTTTATGAAGAGTTATAAGTGCTTCATTCAATGGTGTTCCTGATAAACATAACCTAGTAGGATAACTATATCTACTACCATAGTAGTTAGAAAATACACTAGCAATTCTCCATATGTTTTTTAACTGATGCTCCAATTCATTAGTTCTTACATTACTAGTAAAAAGATTCATTAGAGAAAAATCTTCTTCAACTCTTAAGTTATATTCTTGAGGTTCATATGGTAACTCATTATCTTTTGG